GTTTTAAGAATTCGCCAATCATTCCTAATCTTGACGGAACAGGAATTGTCCAACTTGGCTTTCAAACTCGTAATTTTTCAAAAGAACACGCAAGCGAATTTGTGGAGTTTTTGCTTGCCTGGTGCGCTGAAAATGGGATTGAACTGAAGGAAACGATATGAAACCAGATGAAATCATTGAGATGGCTGTGCAGGCTGGAACATTACGAGTAATTGCAGAATTAAACGTAGAAATCTTACAAGCCTTTGCCAAACTGGTAGCAGCTAAAGAGCGTGAGGAGTGTGTACGCAGGGCGCATATTGCGCTTCTTGGTACGCTTGAATCAACGGCTGGCCGTGTCATACACGCAATTCAAACAAGAGGTGAAGCATGAGCAAGCCTAGAAAGAAATACAAACCCAAAGGCGTTCGAATGGATGCTCTGACATGGGTAATCAGCGGATTTAAGAAAGTCGCAGAAGTTCCAGATGCAGGAACTAAGCTGATGATTAAGAACCACGTTTCCTTTGACGAGATTCGCGAAGGTAGAGGCGATACGCACCATGTCGACAATCTCATCACAATGGTCAACTGCGCAGAGGCTCTGGCAAAGCGCCAGCTAGGTCGTGATTGGCTTGAGGAAATCGGACAAGCCCAAGACGCGATTTATGCGATGGCGCAGCGTGGCGTAAGCGGAAAGAGCTTTGTTTTCACAGGTGAGGAACTGAAAGCCGTTCAAACCATCGTTGAATTGCACGATGAACAGCTACGCAACTGCTCAGTCAGGACTTTAGAGCTGGCGCTTGAAGACATTGAAAAAGAATTCAAAGGCAACAAGATGCGTAAAATTGAGGCATTGCCAGCGTGAAAAAAACTGGATGGCCTCAAGAATTGTTTTTAATGCAAGACGATTGCTCAAAGTTGAGTCGTTGGTTTGCCTCTAGACCAGATGCAAGGTATGTGATTCGCATGATGTTTCCAAAATTCAACTACTTTCGTAGCAAACAGCATCTTCAAAACGTGGCTGAACTGCCATGCCAGAACTGCTATATCGAAGGACAAACCCAAGCCGCACACTCAAACTGGGCTGAACACGGCAAAGGCAGGGGCATCAAGGCAAGTGACGAATTTACAGCCGCTTTGTGCCAAAAATGCCACACGGAACTAGACCAAGGCGCTAGGCTGACCAAAGAACAGCGCAGGATGCTTTGGCAAATGGCATATCAAAAGACTGTGGCAAACCTAAAAGCTAGTGGAAAGTGGCCTGATGAGTTAAAATAATGTTGTTGGTGAAGTTACGAATCTAGAACGCTAGGCACATAGCCTAGAGGACTATCGGGGTAAAAGTCCGATGCGCCAACAACCTACACGCATGAGGATTGTCGGATAAAGGCTGTTTCTATGATGCTTAGGCAGACAGTCTCCAGCGGGAACTGGCTTCAGTCCTCAGTCGTGTTGGTTGATGTGGTTCTTTGTTAGGCAAAGAATGAGGTGAGGCAAGCCCCTCACAAGAGGTCTTAGGTGGCTCCTAGGCGACCAACAGTAATCAGTTGCCTAGTTTTTAGTTCATGGGAACTAGGTCTTAAAGGCAGTTCGCTGCCTTCTTTTTGAAAGGCTCTTATGGCTGGCTTACTCGCCCCTGCTGCTGAAATCAAAGTTGAAATCGAGGAAATCGAGGCAGAAAAGCCCGTTATCGAAGGCTTGACAGCAGAATCAAACAAAAAAACCCGCGACACATTGGTTGAGACTCAGATGCTCGGCCCTGTCAAGGTTGATGCTCCAAATAGCGAATACTGGCGTGGTCTTGCGAACGTCTGGCGTACATCTCCTGACCAAGCAAAACGCCGTCTGTGCGCTAATTGCGAATACTTTGATGACCAACCTGAAACCTTGGAAGCAATGGAAGTTGTGCCACAGGATGAGTTTGACAAAGACGGTGGCGGTCGTGGTTACTGCCACAAGTTTGAGTTCATTTGCCACAACCTTCGCGTCTGTAAGGCTTGGGAAAAAGCACCTGTGATGAAAGAGGCTGAGTATGAAGATGACTAAAGCTGGCGCCAAGAAAGTTGGCAAAGTAATGGGCGAATACAAATCTGGCACTTTGCACTCAGGCAAAGGTGGCAAGGTTGTCACAAACCCAAAGCAAGGCATTGCTATCGCTTTGAGCGAGGCTAAAAAAGTGATGAAAAAGAAAAAGTGATTCCAAAACGGCTTCACTTTGTTTGGGTCGGTGACGAATCCAAACGACCAGATCATTGCATTGAGACTTGGAAAACCCTGAATCCTGACTATGAGGTGAGGATTTGGGGCAATGCAGACCTGAAAAACACAAAATGGTTCAACGCCAAGCACATTCAGGAGATGGCTAAACGCGAACTTTGCGGTGTTGCCGACCTGATGCGCTATGAAATCCTATACAACGAAGGCGGGATAACGCTAGATGCTGATTCTGTCTGCCTTGCACCGTTAGAGGATTGGCTACTAAAGCCTGATGCTTTCGCGCATTGGGAGCAGGAGTTCCGTAGACCTGGGCTGATTAACGTCAGCGTCATGGGTTCAATTCCACAAAATCCATTCTTTGGTCAATGTATTGAAGACCTAAGAGCCAAGGAAACCGTCACTGATAAACGAGCATGGGAAACAACAGGCCCACTCCACATCACTGAGGTTTACCAACGCACAGAGTACCCATTGACTGTTTACCCTTCACACTATTTCACAAGAGATCATTTCTCAGGATATAGATACGAAGGCAACGGACATTGTTTCGCTACCCAATTCTGGGGAAGCACTAACGGCTATGAAAGGGCTGAAAAATGGAAAGCGTAATTGAGCAACGTGATGGTTGGTGGTGGCCAAAAGAAGACGTAGAAGCATGGAAGTGGATTCCTGTTGAGATCGCCGCCATTCCTGACTTGGTTAAGTGGGTTCCAGAGCGCAATCTAGTTATCCATGCTGGTGGTAATTGTGGTGTCTGGTCAAAGATTTACTCGCCTTTGTTCAAGGAAGTTGTCACGTTTGAGCCAAACGACATTAACTTTGAGTGCTTCAAGCGAAACGTAGACGAAGCAAACGTCACAATCTACAAGGCTGGACTGTCCGATAAAGAAGGTTTCTGTAAGTCTGTGGATGGTGACGGTGATAAGAACTACGGTGCGCTCCAGATTGAGGAAGCCGATGAAGGCATCCCAATGATGACCATTGACAGCCTGAACTTAAACCCTGACCTAATCCAGTTGGATGTTGAAGGCTTTGAGGAAAACGCTATCCGTGGCGCTCGTAACACGATCATGCGCTCACGCCCAATCATCATCATTGAGCAGAAGAAGCTCGCCAAAAATGGCATGAATGACGCTGAAATCGCTATAATGATTCAACGAATGGGCTACTTTTTCGCAGAGCGAGTGTGGTCTGACAACGTATTTATTCCTGTTGAGAAACTAGCATGAAGCGCGGAAACGAATCATTTTCTGGTTACAACAAACCAAAGAAAACACCAAATCACCCAACCAAGAGCCATGCGGTTCTTGCAAAAAGCGGTGACGAGGTAAAATTGATTCGTTTCGGTCAGCAGGGTGTCAAAGGCAGTCCAGACGGCTCTAAGCGCAACGAAGCGTTTAAAGCCCGTCATGCAGACAACATCGCCAAAGGCAAGATGAGTGCTGCTTACTGGGCAAACAAAGTTAAATGGTGAAATCATGGCTGATTACATTGGCGCAACTCCTATGCAAAACCCCATCATGGGGTTACTCGCTGAACGCCTGAAAAAAGCACAGGAGTTCGCTGCCAAGCCATTTGGGTACTCAAACCCGCCTGCTGAGATGCTGATGAACCTGTTGGGAGTTCCAGCAGTCCAGCAAACAGCCGAAAGAATCGCCTACGGTGAGCCTTTGACTACTGGTCGAGGTATGACTACGCAAATCCGACCAGAAGCGATTGAGGCGGCTATGACCGTTGCGCCTGGTGGCTCCTACTGCTGGTTTGCTTGGTCGTGGTGTAGAGCGTGGCGCAATGGCTGCTGGTCGTGCTGGTGAACGCTATGCCGAGAAGGTTGTGCCTCAGATCATGGAGCGTGGCGGTCTGCCAGCTCAGTTGTTGGGTGACTTGAGCCAAGGTTCTATCAGTCCAATGGATGTTTGGCATGGCACGCCACATGGCCCATTCCCTAAGTTTGATTCGTCAAAAATTGGCACAGGTGAAGGCGCTCAAGCCTATGGACATGGCATTTACACAGGTGAAGCTCGTGGCACTGGCGAGGAATATCGCAAGGCATTGACTGGCAATCAATATGGCGATAAGTTAGTGCCTACTGTTGACGGGATTCCATCTGATACGCCAATTTTGCGTAATTTAGTGCGTAATGGTCAATCTCCTGAAGACTTTATTGCTTCAATGCAAAACAAGTTAAAAAGTCAAGAGACTGCACTAAGCAAGGCAAGCAAAGAGGAAATCCTGCCTGGCGTTTCTGATTACGACATGGCTGAGATGGCTCTTGGTGAGACTAAAAAGCTGATTGATGAAGCAAAAGGCTATGTCGGCAAGGAAATCAAAGCCGAGCCTATTGGTTACCTTTACAAGGTAGACCTACCAGACGAAGCAATCGCAAATATGCTTGATTGGGATAAGCCTTTAAGCAAACAGCCTAAGAATGTGCAAGACTACTTTTACAGCCACCCAAAGGTTCAAGAGTACATTGACAATCAAAATGCGGAAAGACTGCGACTAAATGAGCAATATCCTGGGCGTTTGTCTAATCCTGCATTGAAGAACATTGTCAACAAAGAAATGACAGCAGACTCTTTGAAAGGTAGTAAGTTGTATGAATTGGCAACAACAGGCTATTCAATTAAGGATGAGTCAATTCCAGTTGAAATGATGCGTCAAGCTGGTATTCCTGGCAATCGTTATCTTGACCAAGGAAGCCGAAACTTAGAAAGCGGAACGTCAAACTTTGTCGTATTCCCTGGCAATGAGAACCTTCTGACAATCAAAGAGATCAACGACAAACCTTATGAACAATGGTTTCCTAAGACAAATCTGCTAGAAACAGCAGAGCCAAGTCCAGTAAGCAGTTTGCAAGACATTCAAAACAAGTTTAAAGACGTTGCTTTAGACGTATACGAGAACAAAGGCACGATCAATCTGTCAAGAATTGTTGTACCAAAGGAAATGCGCTCAACAGGAATCGGCTCTAATGTGATGAATGATCTTGTTGGGTATGCTGACGCTACTGGTCAAAAGATCGCATTGACACCATCCGACTCGTTTGGCGGCAATGTAAAGCGCCTAAAAGACTTCTACAAAGAGTTTGGGTTTGTGGAAAACAAAGGAAAGAACAAAGACTTTTCCACAATGGAGTCAATGATTAGACAGCCAAGCGAGATTGATGAAAAGAAACTTAGGTCAAATCTGCTAGACTAACCACATATCAACTACACCAACGAGCCGTAAGGAATTGGTAAACAAAAATGACTAAACAAGTTGAAAATAGCAACATGGGTCGCCCAAAGGGTAGCCCAAATAAGGCCACAGCAGCCGTTAGAGAGGCTATCGCAGTCTTCGCAGAGGGTAATGCTCATAAACTGCAAGAGTGGCTTGATGACATTGCTATGGGTGTCGGTGGAAACAAGCCTGACCCTGCAAAAGCTGCTGACCTATACCTAAGAGCCATCGAATATCACATTCCTAAGTTGGCTCGCACTGAGATGACAGGAAAAGACGGTGGTGCTTTAGAGTTCGCTGGTATGAGCGATAACGAGCTTGATTCCAAGATCAAAGACGCTTTGCTTGCGCTCAATGGAAAAGTCTGAAATCCTGCTGTTACTTGAGGAAAAGAAACGAAGGCTTGAGGTTAATCGTTACAAATACGTCTATGAAGGTTTGTACGATTGGCAGCAGGAATTCATTTCTGAAACCTCAAACTATTCGCAATGTTGCCTGATTGCGGCTAACCGAATTGGCAAAACATACCTTGGTACATATATTGATGCTGTTCACGCATTGGGAGACTATCCTGATGATTGGACAGGTCACAAGTTTGACCATCCACCACTAATTTGGTGTCTTGGCTACTCTGGTGAAAAGACTAGGGATTTGCTGCAAGCTGAGATTGTTGGCAGAAAGCAAGGCGACAAGTTCACTGGTGGATTGATACCAGGCGACAGAATCACAGGCTATGAGTCAATGGTTGGAACGCCAAACGCATTGCGCTCTGTGTTCGTTAAACACTCGTCTGGTGGCATATCAATCGTGCAGTTTTGGAGCTATTCACAGGGTCAACACGCCCTGATGGGTGATGCTGTTGATTGGTTTCATATTGACGAAGAACCAAGAGATCGTCAGATATTCCCTCAAGTTCTTGTTCGTACAGCTACGGGTGATCGTGGAAATGGCGGTCGTGGGATTCTGACATTCACACCTGAAAACGGTAGGACTGAGCTTGTTATTCAGTTTATGGATTCGCCAAGTAACGCCCAATTCTGTATGCAGAAGGGTTGGGATGACGCGCCTCACCTGAGCCAGAAGGTCAAAGAAGACTTGCTATCGTCTTTCCCTGTCCACCAACGTGAAATGCGGACAAAGGGAATTCCTATGCTTGGTCATGGTCGAATCTATGATTTTAGCGAGGAGTTGATAACCTGTGAGCCGTTTGAGATACCAAATCATTTCTGGTTGATTGGTGCTTGTGACTTTGGTTTTGACCATCCACAGGCTCAAGTTCAGCTTGCATGGGATAAAGATAGCGATGTTGTTTACATCACAAAGGCTTGGAAAGCTCGCCAAATGTCTCCTGCTCAAGCGTGGGGAGCTGTTAAGACTTGGCAAGAAAACGTGCCAATTGCTTGGCCTTTAGACGGTCTTCAGACTGAAAAAGGCTCAACAAAGCAGATGCGTGACTATTACATTGAAGCTGGCTTTGAGATGCTCTATGAACACGCCACATGGCCTGATGGCGGGAATGGCGTAGAAGCTGGCTTGCTGGAAATAAGGGACTTGATGGTTACTGGCAGGCTAAAGGTGTTTTCTGGTCTGAGGGATTGGTTTGAGGAATTCACCCAGTATCACAGGCAAGAGAATGGGAAAATCTACAAAGTCAAAGATGACTTAATGGATGCAACCCGTTATGCGTACATGATGAGGCGATTTGCAAAGCAAAAAGCAGACATTGCGCGTAATGGATGGAGCCAATCTATCAATCAACCAAAGAAATGGGTCGTATGAATTACTTAATCCGCAAAGGCGATATTGCAGACAATCGTAGAATCGAGGCACTTGAGCGCAGAATTGACTTGCTCGAAAAGGCTATTGAGGTATTACAATCGGAGCAACGCCCAAAGATGGGCAGGCCACCAAAGGTAAAAGATGAGCCAAGACAAACTGAAAGCGATCATCTCGGCTGAGATTGATAACTCCATTGGTTTCCTAGAAACAGAAACCACTCAACAACGTACAGAGGCACTACAAGCCTATTTGCGTCAACCTTACGGCAATGAAGTCAAAGGCAAGTCATCCATTGTTACAGGTGAAGTCGCTGAAGCTGTGGATGGCTCTTTGCCGCCTTTGGTTCGCATCTTTTCGTCAAGTGACGAAGTTGTGCGTTTTGACGCTCGCGGCCCACAAGATGAGGCTGGCGCTAAACAAGCCACCGAATACTGCAATTGGGTGTTCATGCGTGACAATGACGGTCTTATCGTCATGCACGATTGGTTCAAAGACGCGCTACTGCAAAAGGTCGGCATTGTAAAAGCCTACTGGGAAGACAAGGAAGACGTTACTAAAGAAAAGTACCGTGATTTGTCTGATGACGAGCTGGCAATGCTTCTTTCTGATGAAACAATGGAAATCGTAGAGAAAGAAGTTGTTGAGAACCAAATGCTAGACCCGATGGGCAATCCTGTGCTAGACCAACTTGGTCAGCCTGTGATGTACTCATCTAACAGCGTAACCGTTCAAAAGAAAAAGAAGTCTGGTCATGTGGTTGTGGAAAACATCCCACCAGAGGAATTTTTGATCTCTAAACGCGCCAAGCGTAGCCCTGAAGATGCGCCATTTGTGGCACATCGCCGCCTCATCACTCGTAGCGACTTGATCGCAATGGGTTTTGATGCTGATATTGTTAACGGATTGCAAACGTCTGATTCGTTGACTTTCACGCCTGAATACTTGGCTCGCGTCAGCAATGGTGAGAACCCTGATGACGGTCAAAGCCTTGACGAAGCCATGCAAACCATTGAAGTGTTTGAGTGCTACGTTCGCGCTGACATTGATGGCGATGGTATCGCGGAACTGCGTCAGGTCTTCTACGCATCAAACGAAATTTTGAGCGATGAGGAAACTGATTACGTTCCGTTTCACTCACTCTGCCCAATTCCAACGCCTCACAAGTTCTTTGGCGAGTCGATGGCAGATCGCACAATGGACATTCAGCTTATCAAGACAACTCTGACCCGTCAGATTCTTGATAATCTGTATCTGACAAACAACGCTCGCGTGACAGCGGTAGACGGTCAAGTAAACCTTGACGACTTGCTGACTTCAAGCGCAGGTGGTGTTATTCGAGTTAAAACGCCTGGCGCTGTGAATCAGTTGCAAGTGCAATCAATCGCAGGTCAGACTTTCCCATTCTTGCAATACCTTGATTCTGTCCAGCAGAAACGCACTGGCGTAACTGAGGCAAGCCAAGGCTTAGAC